GTTTTAGCAATCGAAGCACGTTTCATCTGGTCAGCATTTTTACGCATCTCAAATTCTTTGGCAAGATACGAAACTACTTTTGCTGAATCTTGACGGAGTTTACGGAAGCCAGGTTCATCAATACCTTCAACAGTATAACCAAAACTATAATATGTTTTTCTGTGGTTGTTCCACAATTCTTTATATGGTACAACTACTTGTTCTAGGTTAACATCAGGAATGTTACCATAATAATATTCATCACCATTATTTTGATATAACTTCTTTTGATTCTCACGGTAAGCTTCATCAGTATGTGATTTGAGTTCTTTACCCTTTTCATAGCCGCCTTCAGATGCTTTAGGTTCAACATTATTAGAATCTTTTTGGTCACCTTCTTCTTTTTGTTCTTCATTAGAAGGAATAGGTTGTGAACTTTCTGGTTTTCTTTCATCAGCATCCGATTCTTCATCTGAATCTTCATAACCAGAGTTATCGAAATCATCAGCATCTTCAACATCTTTTTCATCATCAGGTTCAAGCAATTTTAATTTTTGCTTTTCTTCTTCTTGAAGCTTCATATACTCAGCAACTTTTTTGGCAACTTCAATAACATCATCATATGTAGTTGTAGATTCAATTTGATTAACTAAATCTTTTTCGAAATCATCAAAGATAATACCTTGTGCTGGGCCGCCTTTACAGAAAAGATTTACTTTGTCAATGAAGTTTAGATTGTTGAGATTAGCACCAGCAGTACCAAAGAAATCTTTTTCAATCAACTCGGTATAACCACGGATAAAAGAAGCACGAATACCAGGATACTTGTGTTTGATTTTACGTTCAATACGGGAATCTTCCAATACATTCATTAATGATAGATTTATTCCTAAATCTTTTGCTTTGTTGATACCTTCTTCAGGAGTGTATAAAGCATGGCCAACTTCATGACCTACTAAGAGGTCATAAAGATAACCAGAAATATTCCTATCAAGCATTGGTAAAACCAATACACGATTCTTAACATCAAAATAAGCCGTATCAACCGGCTTTTGTTCTACGATAAGATTTTCTGTTGCCATTAATTTGGCAAGTAGTGATTTGGTTTGTAATAATTCCATATTTTAGAAACCTCTTGTGTTATCAGTAACAACTTCAGTAGTAGTATTAGCAGGTGATTCTACTTTAGCATCAACTTTAGAATACAAGTCTAAGAATGCCTCTTTAGTTTCAGTATCAAATCTATTTACACACATTGTAATTGCTTTCATCTTATCACCAAAGATTTTATATGCTTTAGCAATATGTACCAAACGGCGAGTGGAGATAATCTCATCAGTAGCACCGTTGTCAAATGATTGACGGACAACTTCAGCCCATTGAACCAAACAAGAAACAAAATCAGCATCATCAATCAATGGTGAAAGAATCTTACGCTCTGTTTTAGCATCAGGATATTCCTGTTCAACAGTAATTGGAAAACGCTCTAAGAAAGCATCATCAAGAATTTGTGATAGATATTTGCCTTCATCACTACCACGACCTTTTGTATTAGCAGTAGCTACTACATTGAAACCTTCAGCAGGATAAACCATCTCACCAGTTTTCTTATTGAAGTATGGTTTACCTTCGAGAATACCTTGTAAGCACATTAGTTTATTTGAACCACGGTCAACTTCGTCAATCAAACAAATTGCACCACGTTTCATAGCAGTTATAACTGGACCATCTTTATACACAGTATTACCATTAATCAACTGATAACCACCAAGTAAATCGGACTCATCAGTTTCAATAGAGATATTCACACGGACACATTCACGATTTAATTCAGCACATACTTGTTCAACCATCAATGTTTTACCATTACCAGATAAACCAGTTACGAATACAGGATAAAACATTTCAGATTTAATAATATTACGCAAATCTTTGAAGAAACCAAAAGGTACATAATCAGGATATTTTGTAGGAACAGCAGGCTCATTATCATCAACTAATTTTGGTTGACGTAATTGTACAACATTTTGATATGCTATTTCCATTTCAGGTTCTTTTTCTTTTACAGTTTCAACTTTCTTGCCAGATGGCGGAACTTTGTATTGACCACGACCATAACGATATTCGGATTTTGTAGTCAACCAATAAGGATAAGGTGCTCCTGACTCCGATACCACTTCAGCAATACCATCTCTAGTAATGATACATTCAGTACCAAACATTTTTTCACAAGCTTCAATAAAAGATAATGCGTTTCGATTCATAATATAGTTCCTAAGTGTTAATCAATAAGAGTCCATTGTATCACAACCACGGTCGGTGTCAAGTAAGCTGTTGTTTCTATACAACATTTTTAATCTTGGTATGTTTCTTTTCGCTTTTGGTAAGCATTTTGGTCTTTTTCGTGTCCAGACAATACTGCCATTTTGCGGAGTGCTTCATCCACAAGTTTCCAAGATGCATTAGAGTTGTTATATTCTACTAAATCGTTTAAAATTTGATTATTCATGCTTTTTTCCTTCGTTTTTGTCAAAAAATTGTTGCGAAATTGCAGTTGCTAACTCATCCGCAAGATTCGGATTGAATTTTACTAAAAAATAAGCGACATCATCAATAGGAACATGCCGTAAATTAAACATGATATTGTCAATTCCGTTCAAAATTTGTGTTTCTTCGTGTTTTGATAACATTTTTATCTCCTCATGCTCGAAATTTCTTTTGCTTCGTTGTCGGTAAACACAGGAACTGCGTTGGATTTGTGCATTGTAGCAACTCCTTTCATTTTTTCGCCGGTATATGTGTTTCCTTCAACAGGTTTTGTGCAAGGAACAAATCCGGTGTTCAAGGATTCATATTTTGGCGTTTCTCTACGATATGGAGTATTACTTTTTGTTAAAATAGTCGATTTTTTTGCAGGACTTTTTGTATAACTCTTGCCAGCAATTTGATTGAGTGCTTTTGTGAAAGCCGCTTTTTGCTCTTGTTGAGCTTTTGACAGTTTTTTAGGTTTGGATTTTGGAATATAACCGTAAATCATCATAATAGACTCCTTTATCAATAGAAGTTCCATTATACGACATTATAGGTTACAAGTCAAGTGATGTGTTGTATATAAACAACTAATCGTCTAATTCTGGTACATATTCATCTTCCCACTCATCATCTAATTCATCATAGGAATTGGTTAATAATTTTTTAATCTCGGAATGTTCATCACGATGCCGGTTCACTTCATAATTATAATCGTCATTGTAATTTTTGTTTTTGCGAAACTTACCTACAAATTTTGTCACCTACATCTCCTATTTTAATTTTTCGAAAGTAATGCCTCGGATTTTAGCTTCTGGAAGTCCCAGCGAATCATCTTGTGATACAAAGGTAATATCAGCATCAGGATAACATATTTTTAATAGCTTGAGGAATTGAAAGATTGTACCATCATTGTCATTGAATGTAAAAACTTCATCAACAATTTTTAATGATTTGATTATTTCTCGCCTGGTATCATAATTATGAACAAATCCGCCTTGAGACCAATTCATCCACCAATCTGAATGAACACCGACAGCTAACCAATCACCTTTTCTTCTACAAGCTTTTAGAAAATTTAATTCTTCTAATGATAAAGGATCAAAACAACCACATGTGGCTATAATTCTGTCTTTTTCTGGCATTTATGGTAATAAGTTTGGAAATGCTTCCTTAATAAATTTATAATTTAATCCATTTACACCTAAATCTTTTTTGAATATACCAATAATAACTTCTGCTTCTCTTGGCTCTAAAGCTTCAAGTAATTGTATTAGTAATTCATTTCTCTTTTTAGGTCCTAATTTTTCAGCGGTAGAGTCGCCTTTTCTAAACATATACAACTTACGAATTTCTGTTGATAACTGCACTCTAGAAATTCCAGGTAAAGTATTAGTTGGAACTATATAATTTTCAGGCATCTCTGTAATTAACCACTCATATTGTGGATGATAAGCTAATTCAAATACTTGCACCAAAGTTTTAGATAAATTCTTTTCAATAACAGCCATTCTATCTTTTTTATTTGTAGCTTGTTCAAATTCATCCAAAACTTCAAATATATTCTTCATTAAAACTCCTCAATTACATCCATTAAATTCTTGAGCTTATGTTCTATAAAATAGTTCAATAACTTTTGGCGAGATGCCGGTTTTGTTTCATCATAAGTATTTATAATCTTTTGTTTAATTTCTTGTGGAATCTTTGTCAGGTCAATTAAGGTTGAATTCCTAGAAAAGTTTGCCTTATCTGTATCATTATAATTTTCCACATTTTCATTAAGATATTTTTCTAATACAGTTTTAGTAATTGGCTTTTGACGGAGGTCACGGACAAAACAATCAGACGCCGAAAACATATTAGGTATACCATCACCTTTATCACCACGAATAATCTTTTCTTTTAATTCAAGTAAAGGATTTTCTGATTTAACATATTTCTTCAATGATGGATTATATTGCTTAACATTAGAACCATATTGTTGTAATTGTAAGAAGTCACCGTCACTTGATAGAATCAAAATCTTTTGGTCACGAGCATATATTGGAACTAATGTACCAATGATATCATCAGCCTCAGCGCCTTCAACATCAATTACTTTATATGGAAATGTTTCTCTGAGTTCTTGTTTGAGCTTGGCAAGAATGTCAAAGATTAAGTGCCAATCTAAATCGGACTTTTCTCTTGTTTTCTTACGACCTGCTTTGTAAAATGGGAATAACTCTTTACGCCAGTATTTACGGTTATCACAACATAATACAACTTCACCGTATTCTGCTTTGAAATTTTTAACGTGGTTTCGAATAATGTTCAATACCATATGTCGGATTAAATCTTCTTCCAACTTGGCATTTTTTTGATTGGCAATTTGTGCCATAAGGCCAGCAAGTAATACCTGGTTTAAGTCAACGAGAATCATAACAAACTTTCAATAGTTTCAAAATTCTATTGTATCATACTTCCGTCATTTTGTCAAATATATTATCAATAAATTTGTGAGAATTTTTAGTCTTTCTGGCAATTATACCACACCAGTCTTGTGGTATTAATCCAGAGATATATTCCAATGGGTCAATAAGAATAGCTTCAAATTTATCTGGATGAATACATGTGCCATTTGTGTCGTGTTTATACAACAAAATTTGATAACATTCTCCTAATTTTGTGTTGGATATAGATTCTTCATTTTCTTTAAACTGCCTTAATTGAATGTCAATAGAATCTTTTTCATCACCAGCAATAAAATACAT